AGGTTCACGAACGCTCGACAACCGAGATCTACACCGGGGCTTTGGGCGAATACAACGGCACCATCATCCACATGGACAAGCGCGTTACGGATGGCGTAACGAATGCCGGTGTGGCACGCAGCGTGGTGAAGCGTGCCGCGTTCTGCGGCGCACAAGCCGCCGTGTTTGCGTATGGGGGCGATGGCGGTCAGGAGATCAGCTGGGTCGAAGAACTCTTTGACTATAAAAATCGTCTGGGCGTCAGCGCCGGGATGATCTGGGGTCTGAAAAAGATCATGTTCAACAATGTGGATTTCGGCGCAATGACGATCTCCACCTATGGCGTCGCGCACTAAGGAGACCGAGATGACGACAGGAGTAGTGGGAACCAATGCGCGGAATTTTCACCAGCAGATGGTGCATTACCTGCGCCGTGGAATTGACTACACGCTGAAGGGTGGCGTGGTCGACGTGGGGACCATCCCCGCCGGATCGCTGATCGTGTACTCGGCATCGGGGGTGTTCGTGACGCAGATCTTCAACGGCACCGCGAACGCGATCAACATCGGCGCCTCGACCGATCCCGGCCAGGATAACTTTGGCACGGCGCTGTCGGTGGCGGCGTTGGGCCAGGTGCCGCTGGACGAAGGCGTCAACATCAGCCCGGTGGTCGCGGTCGATACCAAGATCCAGGCCAACCTGGCTGGCATCACCGGAGCGCCGACGACGGGAGCGGGGATCATCATGATCGCCTTCGTGCCCAACAACGACCTGTAGTTTTCGGGTGACCGTCAGCGCCGGGACATTGGCGCTGGCGGTGTTTTGGAGGGCGCATGTCGACCTTTGCACAGATGGAAGCGCGGATCATCTCTGAGCTTCACCGGGATGATATTGCCAGCGTGGTTGACGACTACATCAACGACGCGATCAGTCATTACTCGCGGTATCGGTTCTGGTTCAATGAAAAGAAGGCGGTGCTGCCGACCATCGCCGGGACGCCCGACTACAACTGGCCGACCGACCTGGTGCAGCTTGATTCACTGGTGATCACCGTCAACAACACCTTCACCCCGCTGCGGCAGATTTCGCCACGGGAGATGGACGAGCTTTACACCACGGTCAGCCAGCGCGGATCGCCGTACTGCTTTTCGCTGTACCAGAAGGCCTACCGGCTGTATCCAACCCCGGATGCGGTCTACACGCTGACCCAGTACTACCTGTTCACGGTCCCGGCCGAGACCACCGGCTCCGCCGTGGAAAACATGTGGACCAAGGAGGCCGAGGAACTGATCCGCACCCGTGCCAAGAAGCTGCTGGTGGGGCAGTTCATGCCGACCTCGCAGGACACGATGGGCTGGGCGGGGATGCTCGACAAACAGGAGAGCGACCTGTTCCGGGGCCTGCAGTTGCAGACCCAGGAAAGCACGAGGACCGGACGCCTGCGGAGTTGGGATGCTTGACTGGCGGCCGGACCTCGACCCGCGCACACCGGGCATTCTGGTCGGCGTCAGCGAGATGCTGCCGGACCCTAACGGCGGCTATTACACGGTGCATTCGGAATGCACCTTCGGGCCGGACCCCAACGGCTATGTGTATGTGCCGATTGCCGGGGAGACTTTCCCCAATGCCTACTTTGGCAGTCGCTGGAACTCGATCCCCGGAGGCATCCTGCTGGTGGGAACCAATAAGCGTATCAGCGTCCCCAACACTGGCACCGGGGTGGGTTTTGTCAACGTCTCCCGGCCCGGCGACTACGCGCTGGGCGCTTTGCCGTACCAGTACCCGGAGGATGCCTACGGGTTCTTCGATTTCTGCGCCTTTGGCGACATCATCGTCGCCTGCAATAGAGGGGTGACGGCGCAGAAACGCAGTGCGCTGGATATCACCGGGGGGACGCTATTCTCCGATCTGGGCAATCCGGCGTGGACCGCAGCACCGGGGGCGCGGGTCTGCTGCGTCGCCAACAATTTCGTGTTCCTGGGCGACGTGGGCAACTTCTCGACGGTCACTGGCGCTCGGGACATCCTCGCCTGGTCGGCCATCGGCGACCACACCGACTGGCGCATCAATCCGCAGGTCACCCAGTGCAGCTTCGCCCAGTTTGTCGATACTCCAGGCGGGGTCACTGCGGTCACCGAATTCCAGAACGGCATCGTGGTGTTCAAGGGCCACTCGATGTACCGGGGAAGATATGTTGGCGCAGGGCCGAATTCGCCCATCTGGGATTTCGAGCGCATTTCCGACAACATCGGCTGCATCGGGCCGCGCTCGTTGACCACTATCGACCAGGGCATCGTGTTTGTCGGCGACGAGGATATCTTCCTCTACGACGGCACCCGTCCGCGCTCGATCACCACCGGCATTAGAAGGTGGCTGGCGGCGAATTACATGTTCGTCGGCAACAACGCGGGACAGTACCCCTTGTTGCTCGGTCACTTCCGTACTGGCGACCTGGTCTTCATGTGCGGCATGAGCAAGATGGTGTGCTGGAATTACCGGCTCGACAAGTGGGGTGCGCTGAGTACCACGATGACCGCGCAGGCCATCCCCTGCCGGACCAATACCATCCACTTTCGGACCAACCAGGTCATCGGGGTCACTAACGGCCAGGAGCAGATCCAGACCAACCAGGAGGCGGTCAATGTCGACATCGGCTACATCGTCAACGGGGCGACCAAGAACCGCAACAAGGACCAGTGGGGCGACTCGTACCTGGTCACCGGTTATGTCGGGCAACCGGACAAACTGTCGACACTGGCGCGGGTGACCCCGGTGATGTCGGCGCGTCCGCCCAACCCGGTGACGGTGCCGCCGACCATGGAACTGACTTGGTATGGCAGCAGGACGCCTTGTTACGGGACGCAGATTGGGGTCGCCAACCTCAACGCCAGTTACCGCTTCGATACCCTGGGCGGCAACCCCAACCAGGTGGTGCAGGCCAGCACCACCAACTTTTTCGCCTTCCGCGTCGATCTCCACAACCAGTCGATCAATGTCGCCACCGGCATTCTCGACATCGTGCCCAAACTGACCCCTGCGGGTGAGCGGTGAATGTTGTCGAACAGGTCACCCTGCCGGTGCTGTCGGACAAGGCGACCGAATGGGACCGGCAATTGTATTACGGTCTGTGGGACCAGTTAAAGAAGAACATCGAACGCATCTCTGCGCTGGAGCAGACGCTGGGCACCACGCCACGGACTGCTGGGTGGATCAACCGCCAGGAGACGGCGCAGACCGGGGCCACCTATACCGTCACCCTCGATGACTACTTCCTGATCGCCTACCGGGCGGGAGGGGTGACCTATACCCTACCCGACGCGACCGAGAGCGAGGGCCGGGTGCTGGTCATCCGCACCCTGACCAACGACATCACCCGCTCGGCGATCAATGACGTAGTGGGCCTTGCCGGAGGGGCGGCGGGGAATGCGATCACAGTCGCCACCGCCGGTTCCTGGGCACTGATGGTCAGCAACGGGGTGTACTGGCATATCAGCGCGGCGGGGATTATCGGCGGCACCGGAGCGGCGGGTCCGCCGGGGGCCACTGGGGCGACCGGCGCGACCGGGGCGGGGGTGACCGGGGCGACGGGCAGAACCGGTGCCACTGGCAGTACCGGGCCTTCTGGGGGCGTCACTGGCGCGACCGGGGCGACCGGTGCGGGGTCGACTGGCGTAACCGGCGCGACCGGTGCCACGGGGCTGCTGGGGCCGACCGGCCCCGGTGGGGGCCTGACGGGCGGGACCGGGGCGACGGGTGCGACGGGGTCCACTGGTGTGGGTGTTGCGGGTGCGACCGGGGCCACCGGGGCCGGAACGGCGGGTGCGACCGGTGCGACCGGGGCAGGCAATACCGGTGTGACCGGCGCGACTGGCGGCACGGGTGCGGTGGGCGGCACCGGAGCGACTGGTGCCGGGATCGCTGGCGCGACCGGGGGCACGGGCGGCACGGGCAGTGTCGGCAATACCGGAGTGACCGGTGCGACTGGGGCGGGGCTGGCCGGGGCTACCGGCGGGACCGGTGCCACCGGGGTGGGGCTGGCGGGGGCCACCGGCGTGACCGGCGCTACTGGGGCAGGACAGACTGGGGCCACTGGCGTGGTGGGGCCGACGGGTGTGGCCGGGAATACCGGCGCTACCGGAGCAGGGGTCACGGGGGCGACGGGGAGCGGCACTACCGGCGCGACGGGAGCCACCGGGGTGGGCACCGCCGGGGCTACCGGCTCGACCGGCAGTGTCGGGCCGACCGGGGTCACCGGGGCTACCGGTGCCGGTGCCGGACTGACCGCGACCTATGTCGGCTATGGCAGCGCAGGCAACCTGCTCACGGGTGCGGCCAGCCTGGTCTATACCGTCAGCGGCACCAATGTCCGCCTTGCCAACACCTATTCACTGAATGGCATCACCGATGTCGGGGCCGACAATGCGAGTACTGGTGCTACTGCCTACGGTCAGGTCTATGCCGGGAATGCCACCAGTTATCTCTGCCTCATCAAGTATGGGACGGCGTTTGCCGCCAGTGGGCTGAACGTTGCCAACCAAGGTGCGCTGTACAACACCGGGGGGCAGTTGCTGATCTCCAATGGGGCGGCGGCGGATATGGTGTTCGCCACGGTCGGGACCGAGAAATTCCGCATCTATGATACGAAGGGCATTGGCATCCGCTCGACCGCCGCCGCCTTCAACCTCAAGGTGTGGACCCGGCAGGCGTACACGGTCGATACTTCATCCCTGGAGTTGGCGGTCGACAACGGCGGCGACCGCTACTTCTACCTGGGCGGGACCAACCTGTCGATCACCGGCGGCGGCACGGTGGCGATCCAGAATATACCTGGTGGCAGTCAGACGGTGAACATCCCCGGCTCGGGGACGCTGGTGCTAAACCCGATGACCACCCAGGGCGACATGATCGTCGCCGGTGCCAGTGGTGCCCCCACGCGGTTGGGATATCCGAACATCGGCAACGTCCTGCTCGGCATCTCGGGCGGGATGCAGTGGCAAGTGCCGCCGTGGATGAACCACCGGGGACTATGGAATGCATCGACCCAGTATGTCTTCAACGACGTGGTGTTCTACGGCGGGGTGCTGTCAGTCGGGGGGCCAGGTGCCATCCCGGTGGGGACGGTGCCGACCAACCTGAGTTACTGGTACATCCTGGCCGACCGTCCGGCCTATGGGCAGATCGCTGATGCCGCCACCATCGCCTGGGACGTGGGGCTGTTTCCCACCGGATGGGTCCAGATCGCAGGCAACCGCACGATGGGGACACCGACCAACATGGTGGCCGGGAAGACCTATCTGCTGCTGGTGGTGCAGGGTACGGGTGCCCCGTGGAACATCACCTGGCCTGGGCTGTTTAAGTTTCCCAATGGGCTGAAACCGCAACTGTCGAGTGGGGTGAACGTGACCGACGGCATCTCGTTTTTCTGTGATGGCTCCCAGATGTTTGGGGTCATGCAACCGGCGTTTGGCTGATGCACTCGGTCATGCACTGGGGATCGCAGTTCAAGCCGCCTCCCGCCGCCAACCTGGTCTTCGACCATCCCCTCATGTGGCAGTTGTGGCCGACCAAGGCGGTCAGTCCCACCCCGACCTTTTCCTGTTCCCTTGGTGGGGGCACGGTCTACGACTGGGAGATGGTGCTCCGCAAGTGCAAGCCGAATGAGGCCCGGTTTCCCGGCGCGAGGCGGGTCGAGAACATGATCCTCGGCTCTTCGCAAAACCTGACCGTGGCACCGTGGACGGCGTACAACGTCGGCCTCAATTCGGCGGCCCCGGTCCTCACCTGGAATTATGGCGGGTCGCAGGCCACACGGGTGCAGTTGAACCGTGGCAACGACCTCGCGGTGGGCGTATCGAGCATGTACCAGGTCATCGTGGTCCCGCTGACCACCGCCGCCTATCGCCTGTCGGTCGATCTGTGGACGCTGAGCAACCCGATAGTGCTGGTCGTCGCACTCAGCAACCAGATCAACAACCTCACCATCAACAACACCGGCCCGGTGCGCTATTCGTTCCTGGTCACTGCCAGCTTCGCCTCCGCGCCCTCCTTCGCCATCGGCCTCTACGGCACCAACAGCGGCGGGGTCAACAACTCGCAGGCAGGCGATCTGATGGTCGGCAGGGTGCAATTTGAATTGATCTCGGGGCAGTCCAACACCAACCCTGGCGAGTACCAGACCGTGGGCATGGGCGGCACCGCCTACTCCAATGTCGACGGGGTGCGTTGCTACGGCGTCAAGAACGGCAACACCATGACCGGCAACGTGATGAACGAGATCGCCGGGACGGTGCCGCTGACGACTACCAACGGTGCCAGCGCCATCGTCTGCGATACCGTCGGCCCCGGCGGGATCTTGATGGACTCGCAGACCACCGTCGGCTGGGGCATCGAGTGGGACTTCAGCACGGTCAATGTGGCGAACATGTCGGTCGTCACCAAGAACGCACCAGGTCCGACCCGGGACTATTACGGAGCCGCCTTTGTTGAGACTGCGGTCAGTGCCCAGCACTACATGAACACCAGCGCGACCCTGCCGTTCGCGGTCACCAATTCGTTTTTCGGGGTCTTCGCCGCCCCCGGCCAGCGCAACAACATCCAGGTGCAGCATATCCTCGGCCCCGACCAGGCCCTGGCAAGGTATACCCTCGCCGGTAACGGCACGGTCACCTTGGCGCAGATGAACGGCGGCACCGGCACCCTGCGCGGCTCGGGCATCATTCCCCTCAAGGGCGGTTGGTACTTCTGCTGGGTGGCGATGTCAGGCGTCGCAGCGTCGACCGCGCTGTCCACCTGGATCGTCGCCGAGAACGGCAACACCTATGGCGGCAGTGGTCAACCCGCCTGGTATCTGTACGGGATGACGGTGATGGATACCGGCAGCGACATCTACACCTACCCCTGCCAGTATGCGGTCGCCACCCGTGGCACCGACATCCTGTCCTTCCCCGGCAACAACATGAACCCCAGCGTGGGCACCGCCTACGCCGAGGTCAGGACCAAGTGGAAGACGGCCTGGCAGCAGCGCGGGTATGTCACTGGCGAGACCTACCACCTGCCGCTGATGATCCAGGGCAGTTATGGCTCGGACAGCATCGCCATGTACGACGGCACCACGCTGGCGGTCAAGACCGGACTGCCAGACTCCAGCACCGCCATCCGTAAGGTGGCATCGACCTGGGGCGGCGGACAGCAGCGGTGTACCGGCGGTGGCCTGCCGGTGGCCGGGACGACGTTCTCGGGCAGCATGGGAGCGTCACTGGTGAGCATCGGCTACTCGCCCTGGGTCGGGCTGGCGATAGGGGGCCAGATCCGCAACGTCAAAATTTGGGACGTGGTGTCGTCTGCCGCCGATCTGAGCGCGGTCACTGCCGGGTCGGCCGGATGAGGTACGAGATGATCGCCCCCGAAAACCTCCGCGCCTGCTGGGCCAGGGTCAAGACCGGACTGGAGCGGGTGCTGCAGGTCGGCAACGAGACCTGGATACCGGAGGACATCTACACCTACCTGCGGACCAAGATGGCCTTCCTGTACCTGGCCTGGGACGGCGACGAGTACCGTGGGTTCATGGTGATCGAGAGCAAGCGCGACACCTTTACCAACCAGCCCTATCTGCACGTCTGGGTGCTATTCGGCGAACCACGCAATGGCCTTGACCATTTCGCTGCGGTGGAACAGTTTGTCGAGGGGACGATTGAATTCATCGACGGGCTGGCGCAGACGGCGGGTGCCAGCACGGTGAGGATGTCGGGGCGCGAGGGCTGGAAGCGGTTCCTGCGCGGAAAATTCAATCCGGTGAGAGTGTGCTACGAACGACAGTTATGAGGAGCTAGACATGGGCGGCGGATCAGGTGGTGGCGGTTCTTCGACGGTGGCGCGGTTTGAGCCGCCCGACTATGCACAGCAGGGCTGGGCGGACTACGTCAATAACCTGACGGCGATCACCCAGCAGACGTACCAACCCTACGAGGGGATGACTGTTGCCCCCATCAACAACGCCCAGGCCGGTGGGATGCAGTACATGATGGATCTGGCCGGGAATGACTCGCCGGACATGGCGGCGGCGAAGGCGATGAACCAGATTACCGCCAGTGGTGGTTATGAGAATCCCTACGCGACGCAGCAGACCGAGAATGCCTACAACCCGTGGCAGCTTGCGGAGGCGGCGCCGCAGATCCAGACCAACACCTATCGCGATTCGTACAACCCGTATGGCGGGTTCTCGCCGGAATACGCGCAGTTCAAACAGAATTCGCTCAATGACGTGGTGGGTGCCTACCAGCGCGGGACGGCGGCGCAGACCGACACCGCCTTCAACCGGCCGGGGGCCTTCGCCGGGGGTGCCCACGTCGCGCAGATCGGGGCCAACGAGGACGCGCTGGCGCGGAACCTCGCACGGCAGTCGAGTGAGATGGATTTCGGGCAGTGGGACCGGTCGAGCGGACTCTACAACCAGGACATCGGGCGCAACGCCAACCTTGAGCAGCAGGCCATCGGGATGGTCAACGACACCCGCCAGGCGGACTATGCGCGGAACTCGGGGATCGCCGAAGCGGCGCTCAATCGCGGGATGCAATCGCAGACCAACGACCTCAACCGGGCGACCAGCGCCTGGGATGCGGAGCGCAACCGGCAGATGAGCGCCTACCAGAACGCGCTGCAGGGCCACCAGAGCGACCTGTCCGACGCGCAGCACATTATCGGTGTCGGCGACGCGCAAAGACAGTACCAGCAGGACATGTTGAACCAGCAGTTGAACAGCTACCAGCAGTGGCAGCAGTACCCGTATCAGCAGGCGGATATTTTCGGCAACGCGCTGTCGAGGGCCTCGGGCAACTACGGGCAGAACACGCAGACCGGGCAGACCAACTACCAGGCCAATCCGTATGCGGCGCTGATTGGCGGCGGCTTGCTCGGCGCAAGCATGTTTGGCTAAGGAGACGACATGAGCGGTATCGAAGAAGCAGCACTGATGTCGGCACTGGTCTACGGTGGCCTGGGGGCGGAGGGTGGCGTGGGTGCGGCCGCAGGGGCGGCGACTGCCGCTGGCGCATTGGGCACCGGTGCGGCGGCGGGTGCCGGTGCGGGTGGGTTGCTCGGCGCGGCGTCGTATGGCGGGGCATCGCTGGCGGAACAGACGGCGATGCAAGAGGCTATTGCCGCCCAGCAGGCGATGGACGCCGGGGGGACTGCGGTGGCGCAGGGCACCTCCTATGGTGGCGGCTCGGCGGCGGAACAGGCGGCGATGAACCAGGCATTGTCTGGGGGACAGACAGCGACCAGTAGCCTGCTGCAACCCGGCAGCGCCGAGTCGTCAATTTTCGGCAACATCCCGGAGGGCCAGTTGCCGCCCTCCCAGCTTACCGATTTCGAGAAGTTCATGCGCTTTGGCAAGCAGGGCCTGAGTACGATTGGCAAGAACCTCGCCAAGACCGGCATGACCGGGACCATCGCCAAGAGCCTGCTGGGCGACCAGGCACCGCCGAAGCAGGAATCGATCATGGCGCGGCAACCGGGTGGCGGAGCGCCCTCGCAGCAGCCGTCGTCGGTGTCGCTGCTCGGCCAGCAGCAGCCGCACCAGGTCACTCCGTATGCGCCGACGCTGGCAGGCGTGGGGGGCGATGATGCAGAGATGCAGCGTCGCCGGAAACTGATGCTGCAACAGATGGGGTACGCATAATGGCTACCGGACGCGGATATTTCACCGACCCGAAAACGGGCCACACCCTGTATGAAGACGACCGGGGCAGGCTTACCGACATCGATACCCACACAGTGCTGTCGGAGAGTTTTTCGACCAACACCACCGACACCAACAAAGACCCGAACCGGGCCGATGCCTGGAAGGGTGGGCAGCAGGGCGGTCCCTGGTTGCCGCCGCAATTCAAGCAGACCTACGGCAACTACACCGGCATGTTCCCGTCGATGGGGCAACAGGTCGGGCAGGCACTGCAAGGCTCGATCCAGCCCAACAACTACCTGCCATCGTGGTTCCAGGGGACGCTGCCGCCGAGGATGAATACGCCGGTGCGGATGCAGTCGTACTACGGCAACAATCCGGCTCTGGCTAACCAGTTTCCTGGCGGCAGCAGCGGCCAGCCATTCGGCATCCAGCCGACGGGCAACCCCAATCCGCCCAGCGGCGTGCCGGGATCGTTCAGCCGGACCACGATGGGCAACCCCAACCCGCTCAACGCGGCGATCCAGTACGGGCGCTCCAACGTGCCACGGGTGACCAACGCCAGCAACCCGTTCATCGGTGCCTATGCGGGGCTGTCCGGCTACAACCCCGGCCAGCAGCAGGTCGGACAGCCAGCCCCGGTCATCCCGAGGCTAGCGTCACCGGGAGGCACCCAGCCCCCGCCGAACAACTTCAATCCAGGACCGGGACAGAATCCGCCCCCACCCAACCAGACTACCGGGGCCGGTGGCGGGAACAATGGCCCCCCGCAGTACTACGACGTGCCGGAAGGCGGCGGGGTGATCAACCTCTCGGGTGGGGGTGGTCCACCGACCTGGCAGGTGCCGCCGACCGGTGGCCCCAGCGTCTCGACCAAGGCCTATTCGCCGAACAACCCCTATGGCGGGATGTACCGCAATCCCCAGGCTGATGCCTGGGAGCAGCAGCAGGGGGGTCCGCAGATGCTGCCGGGGACCGGCGGCGATGTTTCGCTGCCGTCGAACGGGTACGGGGCGGGAACGCCAGCCGGTTACCACCTCGATACCGCACCGGCCACCACCGATCCGGGTTCGATGCTGGGGCTGCTGGGGTTCCTCGGCGGGAGCAACTTCCCGTCGAGTGCCGCAGCCTACGCCAACTGGTATCAGCAGACCTACGGCAAGCAAGCGCCGCCACCTGCGCCGACATCGTATTTGAAATGAGAGGGATGACATGAGCGGATCAGCAGGCGGTGGAATGGGTTATGGCGGGATGCAGCAACCCTACGGCTACGGTGGTGGAATGCAGAACCCCTATGGTGGCGGCGGTTACGGCCAGCAACCGGCTTGGGGTCAGGGCGCCGGGGGTCGGTACAGTCCGCAGTTGCGGCAGGCGCAGAACCAGTGGCAGCAACGGGCGGGGTATGGCGGCGGCTCACCGATGATGGGGATGAGCGGTGGCAACATGGCGTGGAACAACCCGCAAGATCCCGGTTCCGGCTACAACGCAGACGCGCAGGCGCTGCGCATTGCACAAGGTCTGCCAGCGCAGGAGTCAACCAATGCCGGTGAGCAACCACCAGAGCAGGCCACCCTCGCCAACACGGCCATGAACCAACCATCGCCGTGGCAGAACCAGCCGTGGCAGCAGTACGGTCGGCCACCCGGCAATGCCTATGGCTGGGGCCAACCATTCGGGATGCGGCAACCGTCGATGCAGATGTGGGGCAATGGCGGCTTGGGCAACTACGGTCCCGCGCAGAGCAATTACGGCGGGATGCGGATGCCACAGCAGCAGTACCTATAAGGAGTGATCATGGCTGATTCCATGCTCGACAATCCAGACCTCGACACGCTGCTGAAGAAGGCCCTCGCCCGGTACAACGAGGAGGAGACTTCGCCCTGGCGCACCGGGCTGAGTTCGATGGGGCTGGCGATGCTGGCCGGTAACCAGAACGGGGGCAACCTCTGGCAGTCGCTGGGCAGGGGTGGCCTGCTGGGGATGGAAGCGATGCAGGCCGAGAAGACCCGGCAGCAGAAAGACCCGGCACAACTGGTCAGTCTGTTGAGCGCGGTGGACACGATGAAGCAGAAGCAACTGGAACGGGCGGCGATGGCGCAGTTCCAGAAAGATCGCACCGGGCTGGGTGGTGCCGGTTATGGACCTCCTGCGCCGCCGATGGGACCGCAGAGCGATGTCGGGCCAGGTGACTATGCGGGGCCGGTAACGCCGCCGATGCAAGTACCGCAGATGCCGCCACCGCCCACAGGAGGGGCGCGGGACAACATGACTCGCCAGGTGATGGAGAAGTGGCGCTTCAGCGACTCCCCGGCGGTGCGCGAGATGGCGAAATCGTGGATCGATGATTATGAGAAGTACAAGCCCAAG